ATAATAAAGGTAGATTAATATGAGTAACATACATAACAGTACTAGGTTAGAAGCTTTACATGAACAAGTAATAGAGCTAGATAACCTAGAAGATATAGGAATACAAGAAAGAATAGAACATATAGCACACTTCTATAGTCTTCATGTTGATGATGATAGAGATGAGATATTACAATTTATAGCAGAAGATTTATTTTTTAAGGAGACAACAGCAATATGAAAGCAATACTAATAAACCCAAAAGAACAAACAATAAAAGAGGTAGAATATAAAGGAGACTTTAAAGAAATATATAGTCTTGTAGATTGTAATACTTTTGATTGTGTTTACTTGGACAACGTAGAGGTACTCTATGTAGATGATGAGGGCTTGTATGTAACAGATAATAGATTCTTTTCTATAAACAGTAGAGTCTTAGCAGGTAATGGATTACTACTAGGTTCTGATGCAGAAGGAGAAACTATAGGCACAGGTTTGACTTTACAAATGGTTAAGGATATGGTAGAATGGATGCCTATCGAACATGTTGAGACACCTTACATGTCTTTTAAAAGTTTTGTAGATTGATATGCCAAAGCTAAGAAGGGTAGATATGTATATCATGCGACAGTATGGTGAGTACTGTGATGAGTGTTTAAGATACAAAGACTTTCAAGAAACATTTAAGTCTTGGAGAAATAAAAACATAAAGAATTTAATAAAAGAATATATTAATCAAAGGAGATTAACAAGATGAGTGTAGGAGAAGCATTATTTATAATAGATTTATTAACCTTGATAGTAATTACTATAGGAGTACATTTACTATGGACGAAATAGGGTTTATGAAAATGACGGCAGATGAATACAGAAAATTTATCTGTTGGATAGAAGACAATGGTCAAGAAATGTATGAGAATAAAGTAGCATACGAAACAAGATGGGAAGCCGACATGTATTATGTAAGGCTTTGCGATGAAAGTATGTGCACTTTAGATGATATAGTGCTTGACATTGAAGAAGGAATAGGGTATAATACCCTCAGTTAAACAGCCAACAAAGGAGAAATTATATGGCAGTATTAGAAGGAAAAGCTTATTGGGCTTCGGTAACAACACCAAACACTACGTTTGAGCCTGTGTATACAGTGGATGTAGTAGTGAATGATGAAGTTGCTAACAGCTTTGAAGCTCGTGGGTTTAAAGTAAAAGACTTATCTATTAAAGATGAGAACGGTGGGCAAACACCTGTTGGAAGAGCCTTGACAATAAAAAGAAAAGTAAACGGACCGAATGGCATGGTAAGAAATGCACCTAAACTTTTTGACAAAGAGAAGAATGTGATGGATGACATCATAGGTAATGGTTCTCATGTTAAGGTACAGTACAATGAGTGGGAAGTTGATAACAAGTATGGTGCGTTCAAAGGATTGGACTTACAAGCCATGCAGGTACTTGACTTAGTGGCTATGAAGACACAAGACGGTGCTGAACTTAACCCGTTTGGAGACGGGGAGGAATTTTAGTATGATTATTACTATAACAAATGACGAAGGAATAACATCTTATGATGTTAATAATATAACAGACGAACAAACTAAAGCTAATGCTCGTGTAACTATCAATAAAGTTACCACATTAGAGGTTGTTCTTGAAGCTTTAAGCTTTGCCGGTGCTACTCACAGGGGTAATCTTGAAACCCTCTTGAAGGATTCTCCTGAAGCAATGGTAGAGTCTGAAGAAGAAACAGTTGATGAGGACGCTTCAAGCGAAACCTAATTAACTTTTCTTATCTCCATCTAAAGCCACTCTCTAATACAGGGTGGCTTTTCTATTTACAAGAGGGTAAACTATGAAACAAAGTACATTTATAAAATATCATGTTCCGTGTCACGAATGTGGTAGCAAAGATGCAGTATCAGTAAACGCTGATGGCTCTGCAAAATGTTTTAGCTGTGACAAATTCTATTCTAACTATGAGGGAAAAGTAATACCAATGGATAAATATATACAACAACAACCGAGTCCTGTTAAACAACTCAATGCTCACGGTGGAATTTTTGCCAAGCTAACTGACAGGAACATCTGCAAAGAAACAGCAGAAAAATATGGAGTTAAAGTTGTCTTCGATTCAGCAGGACAATTGGCTCAACATCTATATCCCTTCTATATTAATCATGAGCAATGTGCTACAAAGATTAGATATGTAAGGGACAAACGCTTTAGCTTTGAGGGTACTATCCAAGACTCAGGTCTGTTCGGACAGAATCTTTTCAAAGAGGGTGGTAAATATCTTACGATTGTAGAGGGTGAGTGTGATGCTATGGCTACATACGAACTACTTGGTAGTAAGTGGGCAGTAGTCTCTATCAAAAGAGGGGCTGCTTCAGCCGTGAAAGATATCAAAGAGAGCCTTGAGTATGTAGAAAGCTTTGACAATGTTGTCATATGTTTTGACAAAGACAAGGCAGGTATGGAAGCATCACAGCAGGTAGCTAGTATTATCAAGCCCGGAAAAGCTAAGATAGTTACGCTTCCTAATGGGTACAAAGACCCTAACGATATGCTTAGTCAGGGTAAACATGCTGAGTTTACAAGGTCTTGGTGGGATGCCCAAGTCTATACTCCTAGTGGAATCATTAGGGTATCAGAAAAGAAAGATAAGTTTCTTAACAGAGAGACTAAACAAAGCGTAGCTTATCCTTGGGAAGGGCTTAACAAAAAACTCCTAGGCTTAAGGGCAGGAGAACTTGTAACCCTAACAGGTGGCACAGGTTTAGGTAAGTCTAGCATCACAAGGGAGCTAGAGCATTGGCTTATCAACGAGACAAAAGATAACGTAGGCATCATTGCTTTAGAAGAAGACTGGAAGCGTACTGTTGACGGTATACTTTCTATCGAAGCAGAAGATAAATTGTTTATAGATAGTGTCCGTGATGGCTATTCAGAAGCATCCCTATCAACCATGTTCGATAAAGTATTTGACCAAGACAGGGTATTTATCCATGCTCACTTCGGTGCTAATGATATCGATGCAATCTTTGCAAAGCTTAGATACCTAATCGTTGGGTGTGATTGCAAGTGGGTAGTCGTTGACCATCTACATATGCTTGTTAGTTCTATGCTTGATGGTGATGAACGAAAAGCTATTGACAGTATCATGCACAGACTTCGTAGTATGGTAGAAGAAACAGGTGCTGGTATAATTCTGGTCTCTCATCTTCGTAGGATTGAGGGTAACAAGGGTCATGAGAACGGTGTAAGTGTAAGTCTATCACACCTTCGTGGCTCTAACAGTATTGCACAGCTATCAGATTGTGTCATAGCCTTAGAAAGAAACCAACAATCAGACGATGATTTAGAAGCACGAACAACAAAGTTGCGTATACTTAAGTCAAGATATACTGGTGATGTAGGCATGGCTTGTTCGTTGGTATACAATAAAGACACAGGTAGATTAGCTGAGTACGAGGATTTTGAAATTCTAAACTCTAAAGCAGAAGACATCATACCATTTTAAAGGAGAAGAAATGCAGTTAGTATTTGACATAGAGACGGACGGCTTAGACCCTTCAGTTATATGGTGTCTCGTAGCACAAGATGAACTCGGTAAGTTCTATCACTTCTACGAAGACACACTTGACGAGGGCATTAAGTTCTTACAAGAAGCAGACATGCTTATAGGTCACAACATCTTAGGATATGACATACCTGTAATCAAGAAACTTACTGGTGTTGATTTGTATAAAGCAGAGAAAGTAATAGACACCCTTGTTTTATCTAGGCTACTGAACCCTACAAGAGAGGGAGGACACAGCATAGCTAAGTGGGGTTACAAACTAGGGTTACCTAAGAAAGATTCTCCTGAGTGGTCTGCGTTTACAAAGGAGATGTTATCTTATTGTGAAAGAGATGTAGATATAAATTATAAATTATTTAATTATTTGAAAAAAGAATCTTTAGGTTTCTCAAAAGAATGTATAAAGTTAGAACACAAAGTTACACATATACTTGAACAACAAAAGAGAAACGGTTTCTTATTCAATGATGAAGAAGCAATCTTCTTGGCATCAGAACTAAGCTTTAAGTTACAACAAACAGAATCTAAAGTTCATGAAACATTTAAACCTATTTGGATAGACGATAAAAAAGTTGTACCTAAACTAAAAAAAGATGGTAAACTTTCCAAACAGGGATTGACAGAACAGGAGTACTCTGATATAATAAAGGGTACGCTTGAACAAAAACCCTTTATGAGGAAGACACTTCAAGAGTTTAACCTAGGGTCTAGAAGACAGATAGGTCAGAGATTACAGGAGCTTGGGTGGAAGCCTAAGAAATTTACTCCTACTGGTCAAGCTATTGTAGACGAGACTACTCTGAAAAAGATTACCCATATCAAAGAAGCACAGCTTATAGCAGACTTTCTTTTGTATCAGAAAAGATTAGCACAGGTTCATTCGTGGATAGATGCAGTCAAAGATGATGGTAGGGTACATGGGTCTGTCATATGTACTGGTGCAATCACTGGTCGTATGGCTCATAGAGGTCCAAACATGGCACAAGTACCTGCTGTTTACAGCCCGTATGGTAAAGAATGTAGGTCATGTTGGATTGTACCAAAAGGTTACAAGCTTGTAGGTATAGATGCAAGTGGATTAGAACTTAGATTGTTGGCACACTATATGGCTGACGAGGATTATATAAATGAAATTATCAACGGAGATATTCACACAGCTAACCAGCAATTTGCTGGGCTTAAATCAAGAGATGAGGCAAAAACTTTCATCTATGCACTCATTTACGGAGCAGGAGATGAGAAAATTGGAAGCATCATTAAAGGAAACAGAGCAGATGGTAAGCGATTGCGAGAACGGTTTCTTACTGGTCTACCAACACTTAGAACTCTTAAGGAACGAGTTGACAGAGCTTCGGAGAAGGGATATCTCAAAGGGTTAGATGGTCGTAAGATTTTATTAAGGCACAAACATGCAGCCCTTAATACTTTATTACAGGGTGGTGGTGCTATTGCCATGAAGAAAGCACTTGTTATCCTCGAAGATAACATAAGATTAAATAGTTTAGATGCAAAGTTTGTAGCTAACATTCATGATGAGTGGCAGATACAGGTGATAGAAAGCCAAGCAGAATTTGTAGGTAAGCTAGGTGTAGAAGCATTAGAAAAAGCAGGAGACCACTATAAGATGAGGTGTCCTTTAACAGGTGAATATAAAATAGGAGATAGCTGGTATGAAACCCACTAAAGAAAATAGAAAGAAGTTTGACC